GATGTTGGCCAGGATGATGCGGTTCATCTCCTGCTCGTGAGCAGCGAGCAGACCATCCTGCCAGGCATTGACGACCTCGGGGTACCCGGCGGCCTGGAGGAAGCTCACGCGGATACACAGCGCCATGACGTCAAGGCGCCGGTCCTCGAAGGTGGGGCAGGGGATCTCGGAGCACGTCTTGATCGTGTCCGCAATGACCTGAGCCTCAGTGAGGAAGTTCGAGCCTCCGCCGACAGCGACCGCGTTGGCGTAGATCTCCGGGAACGTCGGGTCGTCGGTGTAGTTGATGCCACCACGGGTGACGGTGACGGTCGGGAGGTCCAGGAGGCCGACCCCGGCGGACCAGTTGCGGCACAGGTCGTAGTCGTTCTGGGACGGGGCGCACCATCCGGCGGCAGCGGTGAGGCTGACACCCTGGTCGATGTTGTGCTGCCACTGCTTGGCGAGGGATCCGCCGTGCAGCCGGTTCTCATCGCGGGCGTGGCGCAGCACGCGCATGGTCTGGTCGCCATCGCGGTCGTTGTCGATGGTGAACTCAGCGCCACGGTTGCGCTTGAACTGGACGATGGGCTGCCGGGTGCCTGCGCCGCCCTGCCGTCCGAACTGCTGAGCGTTCTTGATGAAGGCCCTGGAGATCTCCAGGGTGCCCGAGTACTCCTCGCCGGACTGCTTGTCGACGAGACCGGCAGCGGACGGGGAGACGTGGGCGGTGACGATGCTGCCGAACTCTCCGGCCTTGCGCACGGTGGTGGGGACCACGGGCGCCTGTGAGGCGAGCTCGGAGACGCTGGGGACCGGAGAGACCGGGGCGGCCTGTACGGGCGCGACAGGGGCCTTCACGGGCTCTACAGCGGCAACGGGGGCTGCCAGCTCGGGGAGCGAGGAGAACGAGTCACGCTTGGCGGCGAAGGCGTCGGCCTTCTCCTTGCGAGCGGTGATCTCCGCCGCGTACTCGCCAACCTGAGTGGCGAGGGTGTCGAACTCGCCGACCTCCTCGGCACTGAACGACGCGGCCTCCTTCGCAGCGAGCTCCTGGCCCCGGGTGCGGGCTGCGGAGTATGCGGCGTGGAGTGCGGCGTCATCGAGCGCGGACAGATCCTGCGGCTCGGGGGTGGTGATCTCGTCAGACATGCGTTGCCTCCTGCGGGCAGCGATCGGAAGGTGGACTTCACTTCGCGTCGTAGGCCCGCAGCCATCCCGACAGGCTCCACACTACGCCACCGGGCCCAGGGAAATCACTACAGGTAGTGACGGAGTGGGGAGTGTGGAAGTGTGGGCTGGCGCCTACTCCCCCCATGTCATTCACTATCAACTACAAATGATCTATAAAAATGAAAGTTTCATCCAATGCCATGGCACTGAAGGAGCAAAAGCACACTCTCAACACTCTCACTCTTTTTGGGGTCAAGATGTCCGTGTCTGTAGGGGTGTGGGTAGGTGTTGCTACGGTGTGGGTTTGGTTATCCCTTCCGTCCGTTGCGTAGAGGCTCGCCCCTTTACACCCCTCGATGTTCCGAAGTGTCCGTTTACGCTAGCTACACAGCGTGACTACATGCAGAAGCCCCGGCCCCTCCGTCAGGAGCAGCCGGGGCCAGATGGGCTAGACCGTCTTGGCCACCGCGCGGAACGTCACACGCTGACCCTTGACCGCCTCCGGGTTGTGCGCCACCCAGATACGGCCCTCGCCCATGCTGGCGAACCGGGTCGGCTGGTCCACCCCGTTCAGCGCCACCACGTACTCCGTGTTCGCACGCGCCTTGCCCCCGCAGGATCCACACGCCATGTCACGCCACCTTCCTCGTCCACTCGTCCCTGGCCCATCGTGCGCGCGCTGCCGTCACCGACGCCACAGCCACAGCAGGCGGTGCAGCACCTTCAGCCAGTTGAACTGGCTGCTCATGTCCATCGCTACCTGAACGAACCGCATCGACGTCCCCTCTCGTTGCCGTGATCCCGAAGGATCCGATCAGAGCCTGCTGCGCCCCGCTGGCGAAGCTGACCCGTGCGCGCGCCACCGGGAAGCCCGGGGCGTTCACGCTGCACACCGCAATCATCTCAAGGGATCCGCCGACGCGCCGCCAGTCGCCGGACACAGGGGAGGACATGAACTGCTCCACCCTCACCGGGTCCGCACCGGGCAGCATCCACCCCGCCACCCAGATGCCGAACTCGTCCTCTCCCGCAGTCACCCGGGCCACTGCTGCACTCAGGTCGTCGTAGTGCTGCTGCGCAGCCCTGAAGGCCATCTGAGGGTCCGCGTGGCGCGGTCCGGTCACCAGGGACCCGACAGGTACCTCCACGCCCTCAGCGGTCCGCTGAGCGCCGACAGTGAAGTGGGAGTAGCCCGACAGGCTGGAAGGCGCAGTCACGCAGCCCGGCAGCCCCACGTGGCACTGGCCCCACGGCGCGATGTGCCCGAACACCCTGCCGTCAGGAGTGACCGTCAGCGGCGTCACACGGTCCACGTCCGGCCGCTTGAACCAGTCGGCAGGAGGCAGGACCTCGGCAGCCTGCATGCGTTCACGCGTCTGCGTAGCGAACGTCATCAGCTCCGCCGCGTAGCTTGGGGCATCCATCGGGTAGTCCACCGTGTCCTCCGCAGGCGCAGGATCCAGGGAGATGGACACCCCGGCGAACGCAGGGATCGCAACCAGCGTTGCCCCGGCCACGCGCCATCGCGTGATGACCAGGTTGTCGGCGTCGTCCATGACGTACTCGATGTCGTCCAGGTCCACGGAAGGGCCTACGACGCCTGCCTCGATGGACTCCATGGCCGACCACCCGGACTCCTCCAGGAGGCTGCCCGTGGCCGTCACCATGCCGTTGGCGAACGTCATCGTCTCGATGCGCCCGATGACGACGCTACCGCCGTGCCCGTCATCCGTCTCCCGCTGGTACAAGAGCGGCAGGGGCAGATCCCTGGACGTCCCCGAGCCCTCGACCAGGATGCGTCCGTCACCGGTCGGCACGCCTGTCCGTGCCAGTACTGCGCTCCACCTACGAGCCATCGTTGCCCTCCTTGGTCAGCTCGAACGCAACGAGGCGCCCGTCGTTGTCCCTGTGGTCATTGAAGCCCGCAGGGCAGCCGCAGTGCGGCGGGAAGTGCGGCGGGTTGGTGCAGTTGTGGGTCATCACGTCGTCCCTCGGTAGCCTCGGTTGGTCCAGTCGATCGTCTCACCCAGCACGATCGGGAGCAGCGTGCAGCGACAGTTGATGACCTCGTCCGCCGGGCCCGTCGGATCGCCGGGGAAGAGCAGCTTGGCTCCGCCGACGATGAACGGTTCGGTCATCAGCGTGCGCTGCATATCGGCGGCCCTGTGGGTCGGCCGCGTCCTCGGGTCATCGGTGCTGAGCCACTGCTTGAAGGGCGCCACATCGCCCCGCGCTTCGGCTTCCAGAACGGCCGAACGGAACGCGCCAGCGTTCACTGCCCCCATCGTTTCGGTCCGGGCCACGACGCGAGCACGATTTGGCCACCGTTGGCTACCCGTAACACTGAGTACCTGATTGATGCTCTGAGTCACCGTAGGGATGTCCAAACCGTCACGAATGCCGCGTTCTACCTCCTGGACGATCAAGGCATAGACCTCATCGGGCAGACGCACCAGCCGGTTGCCCGCGCCGTTGAGGTACTCGGCGGTCCAGGGGTCGAGCACAGGATCGCTGCGCCCGGTGATCCTGCGGAACACACCGTCGAACGTCTGGCGGATCGTCGGCACAACCCGCTGGTTCACCTCCTCGGTCCAGAACTGCTGATGGTCACTGACCCGCCCGGGGTCGATGTCCCCGCCACCGGTCACCGATCCGCGCACCCGGTCCAGGAAGCGGGTTGCCGAGCGGAACCAGGCTGAGCCCGTCCGGCGCTCACCGTCTGTGATGACGGCAAGCGCCCGGAGCCTGGCCGGAAGCATGTCGTCCGGCGGGGGCGTGCTCACTTGAGTACCTGGATCAGGTCGTCACGGTTGTGGGGTGCTTTGGCGCACAGCAGCATCCCCACATAGGTGAGCAATGTGGTCCGGAACTTCTGCGGGTCCCTCCCGAACGCCCCTGACACCCTGTCTGCGAACTCGAACGAGCCTTCCATGAGGCGCCCCAGCTGCGCGCTGTCCACCTGGATCACCGTGTGCAGCTCATGCTTGGGCGTGTTGGCGAACTGTCCCCGGTGCTCCCGGGTGAGCAGACGGCCTCCGGCCCGGCTGAGCGCATCGAACACGATCAGCTCGGCTGCGGCCACCAGACCGTCTGGCACGTCGTTGCTGTCCGCAGGTGCGGCAGGGAGTTCCCGGTTGGCCGCGTCGTTGGCAGTCTGCTCCGACTGGCTGACCTCCCCTGCCGGTACGACGTCGCCAGGGGCCACGCCGACTGCGGCGGGCGCGATCTCCGGCAGGTTGAGCAGTTCGGCCACTGTGGGGTCTCCCAGCAGCGTTGGTGCGCCGACCACAACGGACTCGATGAACCGGCGCGATACCTCGTCCTCGACCGGGATGGCGTCGTCGGGGATGCCCGAGGCCTGGCGCCGGTAGTCATCGCTGATGAGGCGGCGTTCGTAGAGCCAGTTCATGTCCTCGGTGCTGTCCGGCCGCGAGACGATGCCCTCGGTGTTCCAGGCCAGGACATAGCGCTCGGGGTCGGCAACGCCCATGGCTTCGAGGACAGGCAGGTACCAGTGCTCGGTCAGCGCGTCGCCGAGGCGGTCCAGGAGCGGCGCGATGAAGAGCTTGTACGTCGACTCGTCCAGGTTCCACGCCGACCAGTGGTTCATGTCGGCCTGTGTGCCCTCGGCGACCGCCTTGGGCATGTCGAGAGCTGAGGCCAGACGGGACAGGTCAGCCTGTCGCAGGTCGATGACCGCTTGATCGAGCGTGACGTTCGGCTCGATCTTCCCCTCCTGCCAGGGGCTGATCATCTCCGAAGGCATCGTAAGGATGATCGGGACCCGTGCCTCAGCGGTGCCAGGGTTGGACAGTGAGGCGCTGGCGGCTTCGACAAAGTAGTCGGACAGCGCTTCGGCCAGCGACTGGCCGTCACCTCGGGGAAAGTCCATCTCCTGCGGGAAGGCCCATACTCCGGCCGTGGACAGCCGTGAGTCCAGGGTGGCCGCGAGGGAGGCCGAGGACTTCTCGATCTCCCGCATGACGGGCAGGGCTGCGCGCGCCGCCGTGTCGGCCTTGGACTGGTCGTTGGGGTGCGGGGACCACACGCGGATCATGCGGTCATTGGCACCCAGGGTGACCCACAGGGCAGTGGAGGGGTCCTGGTACTGCCACGAATCACCGTTGGGCTTGACCTTCTGCCCGGACAGGATCAGCCATTCGTCGGGCTGGGCCTGGCCCCGCCTGTTGGGCCGGGGGCGGATGATGACGAACGCTTCCCCGGGCACCTGCCAGCAGACGGCCAGAATGTACTGGAGCTGCGCGCGCTGGGCGATGCCGCCGAGACACGCCACAGCTGCCTGCTGGGCCTGCGCGTTGTCCGTGGGCCCAGTGACGAGACCGGTCTCGGGGTCTACCTCTGCGGCGTAGATGTCGGCCTTGGAGACCGCGTTGGCGATCCAGTTCACCGGGGCCCTGAACTCCCCCAGCGCGTCGTAGAAGTACCACGCGTCCCTCTGCCAGGCCTCCGTGGTCTGGTGGCCCCGGGCCATCGACACAGCGCGTACGCCAGGGCCCGACAGCGGCACAGCAGAAGCCATGACCGCACGCGGAACCCCTGCCTTGGTCTCTTCACCAGCACCCTTGCGCTTCGGGAACAGTCCCATTACTCACCTTCCCTGGACGCGAGGAACCCCGCGATGTAGCTGAATGCCAGTGCGGCGGGCACTGCCGTGGTCCACGTCCACCATCCGGCCAGCGAGCCCACAACTGCTCCCGCCGCGCCGACGTACACGCTGGAGCACCAGGAGCAGACCAGCAGGTACGCGGTGAGCCCTTCAGGGTCCAGCTTGCGGAGAAGGGCGTTGCGGGGCGCCTGCGTGATGCGGTCGGTGGTGACAAGCCGGGTTACCCGGGCGACTGCCAGGGCCATGGACACGAAGGGGATCAGGTCTGCCATAGGGACCATCATCGCCTACCCGGCGTGACGGGGCGTCGTCCGCCTGCGCCCATTTTGCGGAACGGGGACGCTGCGCCGACCGGCGCGCGCCCGAAACGCTTGGTGAAGAACGCGTGGAGGTGAACGGCGGCGTCGACCCGGTCGGGTGACTTGGTCGGCGCCTCTTCGGGAATCCAGGTCGTGTACTGGTCCTCCAGCTCCCCGAACGTGCCGACGTGATGGATGGTGTTCTGTTCGTGGCGCATGACAACCGGCTGCGCGCGCAGCTGCTTGCCCGCGCTTGCCCATACCTCCTGAAGCGGCGGGATGGCGTCCTTGCCGAACCGCTCTTTGTACACAGAGGTGAGTACCTCCTTCACCCAGCCCTTGCCAAAGTTGTCCTCGTACACCAGGATGTCGGCGCCGGACTCCTTCACGAGGTCCCACGCCCGCGCTGCCGCAGCCTTCGGCGTCAGCTTCTCCGACCAGTCGTGCGTGACGTAGTCGTGCCTGTCGGCGCCGACCAGACCAGCCACCAAGCCTGTCTCGTCCCCGGCGCCGGTACCGGCAGGGTCCATGGCAACAGCGCGGAGCAGCACGTCTGCCGGTGCCCGGTCGACCCGGTTGCGCTCCAGCACCGCCCGGGACAGCAGCGCCCCGGGCATGTCGTCCAGGATGTCGGCATCCAGCTCCTGGCGCCCCAGCGTGGTGCCTTCGTACTTGGCCACGACAGTGCGGCGGAAGGTCGGCGCAAGGTTGGCCAGGTTGTCGTAGGTGGACCCGCGCACCACAGCAGACAGAGGGTCCTTGACCAGCTGTTTGACCAGAGGCAGCGGACGGGGTGTGGTGGTGACGCACACCTGCGGGTGGTCACCGAGGCGCATGCCCATCTGGAGCATGTCCCACGCGTACTGGATACGCCGCCAGGCCGCCAGCTCATCGGCCCACCCGTAGTGGTGCTGGGGCCCGCGCATGCGGTCGGGCTCGTCGGCGGAGTACAGATGCTGTACTCCGCCGTTGGGGTAGGTGAGCTTGCGCTTGGACGACTCGTAGATCGGCCGGAAGGTGGCCGGGGCACAGGCCAGGATGCCCGACTCACCCTCGACCAGGATGTCCCTGGTGTCGGCTGCGGTCGGCCCGACCAGCGCCCCGCGCCCGTCCTTGCCGTACTTCTTGGCCTGGCGCCATGCCCACTCGGCGCCGCACCGGGTCTTGCCGAAGCCTCGTCCGGCCAGCAGAAGCCAGACGTCGTAGTCGACGACTGCCGGGTCCGGCCAGCGCTGGGAGGGCCGTGCGTGGGCGCCCATGCGCCCCGGGTGCGGGGCACCGTCGCAGTCCGGACGGTCGCACAGCCAGGGCACTCGCCCGGACGACTGGTCCATCTCGATCTGCTCGGCCAGTGCCAGAACGCGCGCCAGCTCCTCGGGGCTCAGCTTGGCCAGCTCGGCGCGCGTCAGCTTCACCCCTCAGCCTGCTTGCTGACGATCTCAAGGATGCGCGCGATGGCTTCCTCATCCGTCTTGCTGGTTGTCTCCTTGAGCGTCAGCGCGGTCTGCTGCACCTTGGCGGCAGCCGTGAATGCTGTGGTCCAGCGAATCGACGGATCGGCCCCGGGCTTCCACATCTTCATGCTGAGCGCCAGGTGGTCCAGCAGATCGGTTGCCACCTCCAGGTGCTTGTTCCGCACCTTGGCGAACTCCCCGGCCTCCCCGTCCACCTCAGCCGTGGTCAGGTAGGAGTCGTAGGCAGATGCCCGCTCCACCCATTCGTGATCCAGGCACCAGCGCTTGATCAGTGAGACGTTCTTGCCCACCGCATCGGCTGCCCGCTGAAGGGACCTCTCACCACCCAGGCGCATGTACTCCTGGAACGCCTGGTAAGCCACCGCAGTCTCACCCTGGGGGCGCGCCGCTGTCGCTTCGTGCCGTCGGGTCCACGGGTACCGGTCGTCACTCATCTGCCACCGCCTCCTTGCACACCATGTACCGCTCTGCATGCCACACGATCACAGTGGGCTCCCAGCCCTCTGCGCACATCACGGATTCCCCGGCCTCTCCGGGGTCTCCCTTCTCGCCGGTGTCCCCCTTGTCGCCGACGGGCCCTACGGGGCCTTGCTCCCCGGTGTCTCCGGGCTCGCCCTTTTCTCCGGGAAGTCCGTCGGCCCCGTCCTTGCCGTCTGCTCCGGCCTTCCCAGCAGTGCCCGGTAGGCCAGCCTGTCCAGGCAGCCCAGCAGTGCCACGCGGACCTTCCTTGCCATCCTGACCGTCCGCCCCGGCGTGTCCGTCGGCTCCGGACTTTCCGGCCTCTCCTCGCTCACCGTCATTGCCGTCGCTCCCCTTGGGTCCGGCTGTGGGCACGCCGCCAAGATCGCGTACCTGCTGGGCCAGGGCCCGGTTGATGGATCTCTCGGCCTCCATGTCCTTGGCCACGCCCCGGGCGAACACGATGCCGTACGCGACCGCCACGGCCAGGGCGACGAACGCTGCCCAGTAGATGAGTGCGGAGCGTGACGGTCGCATTACTGTCCCTTGGTCAGCAGCCATACCAGTACCCCAACAATGACAGGAAGGAGCAGCGATGACGCAAGGGCTCGGTTGCGAAAGGTGTCACGATCCCTCATCGCGGCCACCTCCTTGGCCAGCTCGGCATGCCGGAGCGTGGCGGTTTCCTTGTCGTGCGTGCGCTGTTCCTGTGTGACGTACTGAGACACCACCGTCTCCAGCCGGACGACGTTGACGCTCAGTCCGTCCACCTTGGACCCCAGGGTGCGGATCATCTCCGCGACCGTGGGGTCTTCCAGTGGAGGCATCGGTTACAGAGCCTGCGAGAGCAGCCGCAGCTGCACCCGGGAGATCGTGACCGGTACGGCGCTGACGTTCTTCAGCACCACGGTCAGCTTCCGGTCAACGGGCACGGAGCCCGTGACCGAGACGGCGCGCACCGTGTCGATGGCCGCACCGTCGATGTCGGCAGAGGACTGATCCGACGTGGTGCCGTCGGTCAGCTCCTGCCGCATCTTGACGGACAGGGAGGGGACCGACGTGGCTCCGTCCAGCCAGACGGCCACGGTGCCCGTGTAGCGGGCCCCCATGAGGAACGTCTTGCCTCCGTCGCCGTGGTCATTGGGCTCGTCGGCCGACTCGCTGTCGAAGTACACCGCGTACTCGGTGCCCGGCTGAATGGTCTTGGCCGTGGTCTTGTTCAGGTCGGTAAAGTCCATAGGAGCTCCGCTCGTTGCAGGGACCGGTGCCGGAACAGGCGCCGGAGTCGGGGGTGTTGGCGTCACGGCACCCTTGGTCCAGGAGGCGGGGTGCGTAAGGCGCTCAGCCACGTCGCGGCGGAACTGCGGCATGGAGAACGAGGGGTCGATCTTGCGGCGGGTGAGCTCCTTGTGCCCGGCAATTGAACCGGCGGACCACCCGTGGTACCGACAGCGGGCGGCAGCCCAGCGCACGGCCACGTCGTACTGGCGCGTCGGGTAGGGGTCCTTGCCGTCGCCCTTGTTCTCGATCTCGATGCCGTACAGGAAGTCGTTGCCGTCGTGCGGCTCGGCCGCGTCCGGGCTGAACGTGGACTTCATCGGCATTGTGTCGGCCAGGATCGCCTGCTTGGCGTTGTCCGCGACGGTGCCCGCGTGGTTGGTCCGGCCGTTGCCGACCAGGTACAGCATCCCGTCCTTGGCCAGGAAGTCGTGGCAGAGCGGGCCCGGCAGGGCCGAGGTTCCGTTGTAGCAGAACTGCGCCATCCCGCTGCCGGTGCCTGCGGTGTGATGGATGGCCAGGCCGTGGACCGGGCCGAACGGCTTGCCCGTTGCGGCGTCACGGTTGTGGGTCTTCCAGTTGCGCATCTGGACGACGTTGATGATGCCCTCAGATTTGAGGGCCCTCAGCCAGCCGTCCGGGCTCATAGCTGTTGCCATGTCACTCTCCGTCCCCATTGGTGTGTAGTGCACAGCATACGGAAGAACCCCCTACCAGGCAGATGAGGTAGGGGGTTCTTTGCACCGTGGGGACGGATGCACCAGCATTCCCGTTTAGCCTTTCAGCTCCACGTGACGTCCCCAGCGTATCGGATCAGGCGTCGGGATCGACATCCCGCTTGCTGATCGTGATGGCGGGGGCTCCGTGCTCGGCCGCTGCCCACGTGGCAATCTTGTCGGCCAGCTCGAAGTAGGTGATCCAGTCGGTGGCCCACAGCGGGGACACCTTGTACAGCTTGGAGGTGAAGTCGTCAGCCACGGCGGAACCACCCGCCCCGCCGGGGCGCCTGCGAGAAGGAGGCTTCCTCCTGCGCGGCGCGCTGGCTCTTGTGCATCCGGTCCTGGGGAGAGCGGTGCGTGCTGGCGAACACGCTCTTCTCTCGTCTGAACAGCTTCACTTGCGGCCTTCCCTGTACTCGGCAACGGTCAGGATGGACCACATGAGTGCGAGTCCTCCGAACAGAGCGGCATCGTAGCCCGTGCCGTTGTTGATCAGCTCGGCAGCGGTGAACCCGGTCCACATGGCGCTGAGCGCAAACCATGCCTTGAACGTGAAACTCAGGTGGCGGACCTCGGCCCACGCCGCCTTCACGGTCGGCAGGCGGTGCTTGCCCGGGGCCTTGATGCAGCCCATCGACGGGTCCCAGGTGGGGTAGTCCTCCGGGCACGAGCACTTGTCCGGGTGCTCCTCGGCCAGGGCCGGGAACATCGTGTCCCCGTATCCGTCGAGCACGTGGGCCCGCTCGATCTCTTCTTCGTTCGTCATGTTCCCGTCCCCTTCATCGTCTTCTACTGCCTCTGCCCCGCTCCGGAGTACCGGGCGGGGCGTCGGCGGTGCGGGTCGGTCAGCGGTTCTTCGATCCGCTGTGCTGGAGGGTGCGGATCCCCTGGACCCGGCCCTTCACCTTGGTGAGCTTCTTGTGGTTGAGCCCCGTGGTGACGACGGTGTAGACGCCCGGCTTGACGGTCTTGACCATGCGGACCATGACTGCTCCTTGTATTTCTTGCTCCGGCTGATGACTTAAGTGTGCACCAGAAGGCAGGCGCCTGTCAAGGGCCTAGTGCCCGCAGAAGGGCTTGGACCACCAGCCACACGCCTCGCAGTACTCAGACGGAGTGGTCATAGCCGTTGACCCGGTGAATCCGATGCGTCCGAACAGCGTCCGGAGTGACTGTGATACGCGCGCCATTGTTGTGCCTCTCAACTCGTTGACCTGCGATGATAGTGGTTGCAACCACTTCCCGCTTCCGGTGGGGGAGGGGATGTGGATCTTGTCCTTTGGCCCAGATGACGAACCACACGGCGACCGGGATACCGAAGAACGGAGACCACTGGATCGCCCAATAGGCGAGCTCCAGCCCTGCCAGCAGACGGCAGATCTGCCCCCAGTGCCACCGCCACGGGGGCCGGATCCGGATCTTCACGCGCCTGCGCCTCCTGTGGAGATCCAGGCCCCGGCCAGGTTCACGGCTGAGGCGAGCGGGACCGCCAGGACCCCCGCAATGACCGGCGTTGACCCGGTCAGGATGCCCGTCAGAACGCCCCGCCCGATGTCTTCCTTGAGGTGAGCCGCGCGGCGCCGCAGCGCCACGACGAGGAAGGTCATGACAAGCACCATCCAGAGGCCGCCGTTGGTCAGCGCCATCACCTGGCCCTGAGCCAGGTTGGTCCGCTCACCGCCGACGCCGTACACCAGCGCCGCGTCACCAACCCATCCGACGCTCCAGATGACCGCTCCGGCCATCCACCCCATCAGGCCGCCGACGCCCATGACCAGCAGCGCACCGTAGGCATACCCGAGCACGAACGGGACCAGCTCTAACAGGCACCGGGGGTCGAACCCCTTGCCCTTGGGCCACCAGGCCACAAAGTGGAGGACCAGCAGACCGATGCCGACGGCCAGGGACCCGTAGGTGACGACTGCCCACGCGTTCACCGGTCTGCCTCCTTCCGGACGTTGTACCTGAGCTCGTGAGCTGTGCCAATCGTGTGCGCGATGTCCAGCGCAGCGGGCTCGGTGCCTTCGCCCCGGAGGTACGCACCCGCTCGCTGCCACTCGCACTCGCGGCAGACGACCAGCCAGGCACCGCCCTGCGTACCGGGCTGGTTGTTGTCGCGGGGCACCGTGTCGGCCATGGTGGCGTGGAGTGGCCTCATCGCAGCCACCCCACCAGAAGCAGCAGGGGGACGACGACTCCGAGGGCGAACCCGAATGCCTTCACATCGTCGCGGTTCAGGCGCTTCCGAGACAGCAGGATCGCGCACGAGAACAGGGCCAGGGCCGCCAGCATCGCAATCAGGTTCGGCAGAACGTATGACCAGTTCACAGCGGCCACCCCCACTGAATGCTTGTCGCGGCCAGGATGAAGACCATGCCGACCCACACGGACACGCCCCAGGCAATCCAGCCGATGCGCTCGCCCCGGGGCTGGATGGCGGACAGCATGATCAGGGCGAAGAACGAAGCCCCCAGCCAACCAGCCGCTTGGAGTTCCCACATCAGGTCCACGCTCCTTCGGTGTGCTCGATGCGCACAGCGGCCAGCAGGCGCTGTGCCCGTGGTGTGCCCGCCCCGAGGGCGGCCTTCATGGCGCGCACGGTTGTGCTCACCCCGTGCTCGTCGTACGCCGTGCGTGCCCGCTCCAGGAACGCTGTGTCCGCCGGTTCGAGCACACCGTTCTTGACGTGCTCGCCGGGCCAGTCACGTGCCTCCTCGGGCACGTAGCCCGTCGGCAGCGGGAGCACAGGGGCGAGCACGCCTGTGCCCGGCAGGGGCACAGTTCCGAGCAAGGCATTCCCGGGCGTGCTCGGCTCGGGCACGTCCAGGTACACCGTGTCCAAGTACGTGCTCGGTGTGTGCTCGGGTACGTGCTTGTCCGTGCTCGTGTAGACGATGCACGTTTCCTCTCCGTCGCACTCGGCGTGCTTCCACAGGCACAACGTGTTCGGCGCCTGTGCTTCATCAAGCACGCGCTGCATGTCGGCCAGCGGCTCCCGCATGAAGTCGGGCACATCCAGGTCCTCCGTGTGCTCGGGCTGTGCCTGCTCCCGTGCCTCTTCGAGCACAGGCGTGCTCGCCTTGGGCACGTTCCACAGCTTGCGTCGGCGCCACGTGCCCGGGTCGGTCAGGCTGTGTACCCGCCAGAGCACGAGCGGCGCAATGGCGGACACGGCCGTGATGAGGCGCCAGTCCAGTTCGAGGATTCCTGCGGCCTGAAGGTGCGAAGCTGCGTTGACTCCCACCATGGCCAGTACGGACGTCAGAACCTCCCGGTTGCGCTGGAGCGCCCGGACCACGTACGCGTCCAGTGCGCCCGGCACAGCCACAGCCACAGCCTCGTGCATGCCGACCGCTACGGCTAGGTCGTACTCGGCGGTCGCGGTGACCGCGATGGCACAGGCGACGGACAGCCACTTGAGCGGGTCCTTGACCCTCGTCCACGCGCTCACGTCTCGTACCTCTTCTCAATGGCCCGGCACCAGCAGCCTTCGTGATCACACACGCCGAACACGCGTGCCTTCACCTTGTGCTTGTGGTCCTCATGGCACGTGCACCCGGCAAGCACGGGCGTGCTCAGTCCGGGCACAAGGTCACGGGGTCCCGGGCACGCCCCGGCGTCGTGTGCTCCGTGTCGGCACGCCGGGCACGTCTCGTGCTTGGTCCTGTGCTGGCACAGGCACGGCGTACTCATGCTCCGCACGCAATGAAGTCGCAGCCAACGGTGTGGCAGATCGTTCCCGTGTGCCTGGGGTGGTAGCAATCCGGGCACAGCGTGGACCCGCAGCCGCAGTTGACCGTGTAGCACGGAACGGGCACAGCTTCGTGCATCCCGTGCTCGGGGTGGGCACACAGCGGGCACACCGGCCACGTACCTGTGCTCGGCTGTGCCTGCGGCGTGCTCGGCTCATCCACGGCGGCGACGCCGTTGGCGTCGCGGTGAACGGTGCAGCCCGCGTGCTCGCCGGGCCAGGGAAGGTCCTCGGCGGTGGCCATGAGGTAAATCTCGAACCGGCGCGCCGCCGACAGGGTCGCATCGACCCCGAGTCCAAGGCGGCTGGCCGCTTCAAGCGCCGTGGTCCGTGCGCCGTACTGGAAGGGATTGGTTGTCATCGTCCCCACGATTCCTTTCGTGTCTTCTACTGCCTCTGCCCCCGACCGGCGAACCTGGTCGGGGGCGGGCTGATGACCTAAGTGTGCACCAGAAGGCAGGCGCCTGTCAACACCTACACGTTGCGGAGCTTGAACCCGGGGCATTGGCAGTCAAGGCCCGTCAGTTCATCGCCCCACCAGCAGCCGGTGTCTCCGCTGTGGATACCGCGTACGTGCTCGCAGGAGCACACAGCCTGACGTGTCGGCTCGGGATTCCACGGCATCCAGTCTTTGGGGCCCGTGCCGGTCAGCAGCCGGTAGCAGACCGTCCCCCGGTCGCGGTAGGCAACCAGCGGAACGGCCACCTGCGGCAGGTGCAGGGCCAGCGCGTTGACCGCCTTGCGCTCCTTCGGAGGAAGAAGAGGGTCACTGATCTTGCACTGGATCAGGAGGACCTCATCCCGGGCGAACCCGATGACGTCGACCGCGCCCCGGCTGCCGGAGGATCGCAGCGTGGTGTAGCCGTAGCGCTCAAGGTCGTGCATGACCGTGAGCTCAAAGTTGGCACCCTGGCGATTCGTGTTCACGGCCCTACGCGCGGTCACTTCTTGGCCTCGGGCCACACGGCCTTGAGCGTCTGCGAAAACACGCGGATGGGGTGGGAGAGGACGCCCCTGACAACCCAGGGCTTGGCGTCGTTGGGCGTGCGCGGCTCGTAGGTCGCGGGGTGCTTGCCCCACATGATCTGCATGCCGGAGCGCTCGGCGCTCAGCAGTCGCTGTGTCGGCCTGACCTTGCTCATGCTGCGCTCCTGATGTGTGCGAGGTACCGGCTGACCGTCCGCGAGGTACAGCCTGTGTTCCTGGCCATCTCAGCCAGGGTGAAGTAGCCCATCTTGTCCATCATGGCCACGGCCTCGTAGCGCTCTTCGAGCATCGAGTCACCCTCGTGCTGCCCGGCCACCATGAGGAGGGCCACCACCGCGTCCGGGTGCTGGGCCTCCACTTCGTGCCGACGCCGCTCGTTCTCGTTGTGGCAGTCGATGCAGGACCACTTGCCGTCGATCCGCAGGCGCCACCTGTCCGGTTCGTGCTCCCGGACGCATGTCCTGTATGCCATTTCCGTCCCCTTGTCTCTCACTGCCTCTGCCCCCAACCGGCGGACCGGAAGGGGGCTGGACTATCAGCACACCGTGCATGCGTGTCAGGCTTCTGAGATGGACGGAAGTTCAACCGATCCGACCGGCCGGAAACCGTCAACGATCGCTCTGACAAACCCCAGCTCGGACCTTTGCTCCCAGCCCCATGCGTCATGCCGGGTGAATGTCTTGCTGTCCGACCCGTCCTTTTTCAGGACCGTCCCACTCAGCTGCACAGTCTGGGCCGTCCAGCTTCCGCCCCTTTGGGTGTACGTGACCGACAGGTGCTCCACGCGATACGTCTTGCCCGCCTGGCTGTACGGCATCGGCAACACCGGTCCGCCGGTGACGGTGACCCGGTGAATGATCTGCTGATGCGTGCTGCGGTGAGTCAGTTCCATGGTCTGCTCCTTGTGTTCCGTGCTCCGGTTCTTCTACTGCCTCTGCCCCCAACCGGCGGACCGGAAGGGGGCGAGTGGTGCAGGATTGATCAGATCTGCTTGACGCCGACGACCTGAGTGATGATGGTGCCGACGCTGAACCGGTAGGCCATGGCCTTTGCCTGCTCGGTGGCGTCGCTCTCGTCCTTGGCCTGGAGAAAGAACGAGCCGATGGTGGAAAGGTCGCCCTCTGTGATGCTGATCTGGATTTCGAACATGATCTGCTCCTTGTGTTCCGTGCTCCGGCTGATGACCTAAGTGTGCACCAGAAGGCAGGCGCCTGTCAACACCTAGCGGACGTAGCGATCCAGGGCCCGCGAGACGTCGGCCGCGTACATCGCGTCCGATAGCTCCCCTGCGCGCAAACCCTCCGTGCTCAGACCCATCGCCGCAGCCTTGGCCAACTGCTTGTCCGAGGGCTTCCGGGAGCGCCACGGGGCTGTCTTCCGCGTACCGAAGGCTTGGTAGTCCTCGGCCGTCGCCTCGCCCCATGCCATCGCCGAGCCGAGGTCCAGGCCCGCGTGCTCGGTCCGTGTCGGCTTGTGATCGCCCCGGGTGCGAAGGCACACGTCCCACAGCCCCGGCTGCCTCCAGGTGGGGAACAGGAACACAACCGTGTCGCCGCAGCCGATGAACATGACGCCCTTGGTGGTCCGCAGCCACGCTCTGTCGGAGCCCTGGAACAGCGACACCTCCTTGTGCTTGAGCTCGAAGCCGATCGATCCGGGAAGAGCCGTCTGCCCGCTCTCCTCCAGCTCCCGCTCGACCGCCTCTTCCAGCGACTCCATGGGCTTCATGGAGCGGACCACACCTGGTTCAAGGTCGACCAGGGTCCGCAGCTTGTTGCTGGCCGACGCGCCGACCACATCCAGCACCAGCGCGTCAGTCTTGCCGGGGAAGGGCCGCAGCACGCGGCCGACCATCTGGACGTACAGCGGCTGCGACTGCGTGGGCCGGGCGATGACCGCACAGGAGGCCCACGGGGCGTCGAAGCCCTCGGTCAGCACCATGCAGTTGGCCAGCACCTGGGTCTCTCCGGTGCGGAACCGCTCGAAGATGCCGAGCCGTTCATCCCGGGGCGTCTCGCCCGAGATCACCTCGGTGCGGATACCCGCCGCATTCATCTCGTCCGCCGTAGCGTGGGCCGTGGCGACGGTCGGAGTGAACACCACGCCCGGCCGGTCTCCGGCGTGCTCCTTGTACGCGGTCGCGATGACCTTATCTGCCCCGGCGGCCGTCATCGCGTCGCCCAGGTCCCCGGCCTGGAAGTCGCCCCGGGAGGACTTGACCCCGCCCATATCGAGCCCGGCCACATCTACCTGCACGGCGCGTACACCGGTCAGGAAGCCCTTGGACATCATCCACAGGGGCGACTTCTCGTAGACCACCTCATCCCACGTGGAGCCGAGCCCGACCCTGTCACCGCGCGCCATCGTCGCGGTGACGCCCAGATTCAGCGCCTCGGGGAAGGCGGCGTAGACCTTCTTGTACGACGCGGCTGCAGCGTGGTGGCACTCGTCCGTGATGATGAGGCCGACGTTGCCGCCATCGCCCTGCGACGACTCCAGCAGGTCCAGACGCCTCTTGCTGGCCAGGGTCTGAACCGAGCACACCATCACGTCCGAGTAGATCTTGTTGTCCGCAGCCTTGACCTTGCCCACGGACAGGTCCGGCGCGATGCTGCGGATCTTCGCCATCGCCTGATCGGCCAGCTCGTCACGGTGCACCAGGACGATGACGCGGTTGCCTGCCCGATGAGCGGCCCACGGTTCGATCACCTTGGGGCTGTGCCTGAACTGCTTGATCAGGTGTGCGAACACCACGGTCTTGCCCGCGCCGGTCGGCAGGACGATCGCGGGGCGCTTCATTCCGTCGGCCCACGCGTCGAACACCGCGTCGATCGCCTCAGTCTGATACGGCCGGAGTGTCAGGGTCGCGGTCATGACTGTTCCTCCCCCATCTCGGCGTCGCACCGGCGACATACATCGTCGTCCGTGTGGTCCGGATACTCGACACCTTCGGCATCAATGCACGCGTAGTCGTTCTCGGTCACGGCCCCTCCTTGTAGGGGTTGTAGGCGGGCGTGGAGCAGTGCGCGCAGTGGTACCAGAACACGCCGTGCGGGCATCCTCCGGGCAGCGGAGTCTGGTGCGTCGTGACCGTGGTCCGTCGCCCCAGGGCTGCTGCGATGGGCCACCCCGTGATCGCCCACACGCCGCACGTCATGAGGGTCAGTGCGGCGTGCAGACCGTGGTTCGCGCCCCGGCGGGTCGTCGTCCGCTGGTTCATGCCAGCACATCCAAATCGCATACAGAACAGACGTACGGGTTCCCTCCCGGGAAGCTGGCTCGTGTCAGAGGGATCAGACAGCCTGAACCGTGTGCACCTGTTTCGGTGGCCCACCCACGACAGTGGCTGTTCGTGTTACACCGCATAGCGCCACTGTCCTTGTGCAGCCACCCCAGGATCTCCCCCGACCCGTCGCCCTCGGGCTCGCCCACCATGAGCGCCAGCGCAGGTGACGGCTTGCCCATCGACTCAGCGATGCGGGACCACGACTCTGCGATCTTGGTGAGCTCAGTGATGCGTCGGCCCAGCGTCAGCGCACGGGACTGCCCGCCCGCCGTGGAGCTGGATACGCTCTCGCGCTGGCTGCGGACCTCTTGCAGCGTCTTTTCTGCCTTGGCAGCCAGGTGCATGACCTCGGCCTTAACCAGCGGGTGAATGTTCTCGCTCATCGTTCGTCCTTCCATTCGGTGCAGTGGCCCTGGCGGTTCCAGTCCACACAGACCCGGGGGTTGGGGACGTCCGCAGCAATCGTGACCCCGGCAATGACGACCAGGATGCAGGCCGTCGCCGCGACCAGCTCGCGGTGCAGCTTCATGACTGCTCCTTCAGGCACTGCGAGCAGGCGTGACCAGGAGCCGCGTGGTCCGAGACCTTCAGGGCGTCGCGGATCTTCTGGTTGAGATCGTCCACCCGACCCAGGGGGTTGAACACGCCTAGGTCAACCGCAATGTCCCCAGCCGCTGCCAGCTTGGCCACGGCGCGCAGCGTTGCCGACGCATCGGTCTTCCAGGTGAGGATGTCGAGCTTCACGAACACGGTCTTGATGGTCCGGGCGATGGTCCGCTCGGAGACCCCGTAGCTCTTGGCGATGGACTTGCGGAATTCCCCGGCTGCGAGGCGTTCCATCACGTCCTTCTCGATGTCCGTCAATCCGAACATGCCTGTCATGTCGTCTCCTTGCTCGTCGGTGTCCCATCACTATGCACGCGCCTGCCACGTGGTGTCAACCCTGACTACGAAGTACCCTGTGTACATGACTGACATCAGGTATCTCACCCGGACAGAAGCCGCTGAGCTCGCAGGCGTGAAGGACAGGACCGTGGACAGGTGGGCCCGCCTTGGGTGGCTGCCTGTCCATCGGGAGCACCCCACGGCCCGGCCCAGGTTCCTCGAAGCTGACGTGTCGGCACTGCGGGACAAGGCCCCGGAGCGCAAGCTGAGGCGTAAGCTGCGCTGAGAAGTGTGGAAAGTGTGGGCACTCTGATACTGTCCAACACATGAGAGCGGATGCGCCCCCAGCGTGTCCGCTCTCTCACCTCTCGATCACCAGGGACGGACACATGATCACTCCGGAGCACCGCGCCTTTCTCCACGCACAGGCGCTCACCGATGACGTGCTGGAGCAGCACGGCGTCACCTCGGTCACCTCGGCCAAAGACCTTCCCGAGGGCATCGCGTGGGCTGGGGAGCAGTGCCCCACGGGCATCCTCTTCCCCTGGACCACCGACGCGGGGACCGTCACGCAGTACCGCCCGGACAAGGAGTACGTCAAGAAGGACGGCAAGCCCGCCAAGTACCTCTTCCCCGCAGGCTCCGGCTCGTTCACGGGCAAGGTGCGCGACCCGCAGGATGACGGCATGATCCTCGTCGTCGAAGGCACCAAGCAGTCCCTCGCGGCCGACGCGTGGGCCCCCAAGGAGTGGGGCATCTACGGCATCCCCGGCTGCCAGAACTGGACAGGCTCATCCCTGTCGTGGGCCGAGGGCCGCGACGTCGTCATCCTCTTCGATGCCGACTGGACCACCAACCGCGACGTGTTCGACGCGGCCGTCAACCTGGCCGAGGCGCTGGAGATCGACGGTGGCGCCGAGTCGGTCAAGTACGCCCGCCTCGTCAACGCCAAGTCCAAGGACGGCCTGGACGACGTGCTCGCCGCAAGGGCGGAGAGCGAGCGGACCAAGTACATCACCCGCATCGTCAAGGCTGCCAAGTCCAAGCTCGGCCGTCCTCCGGCGCGCAAGCCGGACAATATCTTCTTCGACAAGCGCGGCGGCCTCATGGCCAAGACCGCAAGCGAAGCAGTCCTGGACGGCCAGCCCGCCGCGCTGGCCAAGGGGTCCCAGATCGCCCTGTACCGCGACGGTGTGTTCCGGGTGGACCAGGGACGCGAGCCCCTCTATGCGGCCGTGCAGAAGCTGCTGGGGGAGGAGTACCGGCCCAACTGGCGCTCCACCATCGAAGAGTCCCTCATCGGCATCCTGTCGGCGGACGGGACGGTCCTGCCCGAGAAGCAGGCAGAACCGCTGCTCAACTGCAAGAACGGCATGCTGGACCTGCGCACAGGCAAGCTCTCCCCGCACATGCCTTCCTATCTCTCCCGGGTGCAGATCCCGGTGAACTGGGAGCCGAACGCCAAGGCCCCGTACTACGAGAAGTGGATTGCGGAGTACTGCCCCGGCCAGGTCGACGACATCGAAGAGTCCCTGTCCGTGATGCTGGACCCCTCACGGACCCCGGCCAAGGCCGTGTTCCTTTTCGGCCCCTCGCGGTCGGGCAAGTCGACCATCCTGCGCATCGCAATGGAGATCGCCGGGTCGAACAACACGAGCGGCGTGGACCTGCACCAGCTGAGCGGCGACAGGTTCGCCTCGGCCAACGTGTACGGGAAGATGCTCAACTCTTCCGCCGACCTGAGCGCGGAACACCTGGCAGACACGTCTCTGTTCAAGCGGATGACTGGCGGTGATGTCATTCAGGGCAACCGCAAGTACGGGCAGGAGTTCCAGTTCACCTCGACCGCCCTGTTCGCCTTCTCAGCCAACACCGTGCCAACGGTGAGCGAGGCAAGCCGGGCCTACTTGGAACGCATCAAGCCGTTCAGCTTCCCGGTCTCCTTCGCAGGCCGGGAGGACCCCACGGTTGAGGACAAGCTGCTCGCCGAGCTGCCGGGCATCCTGGTGCGCTGGCTGAAGGCGTGGCAGCGGATGCAGGACCGGGGCGGCTACCTGCCGACGCTGGCACGGGTGTCGGCAAGCTTCGAGGCTGCCAGCGACCGCGTGAGCTTGTGGCTCCAGCGGAACGCGGTCGTCGTACCGGAAGCAATCGGCAAGCTCGTAGGCGCCGACGAGGGTACCGGGAAGACCGAGCTGTACACGGCGTTCAAGCTGTGGCTGACCGCCGAGGGCGGGGCCGGGGCGATGAAGCGGTCGGACTTCCTCAACCGGCTGGAATCGCTACAGGGAGTAGGCGAGACCCGCCTCAAGCACCGGTCGAAGAACATCGGCCTCAACATCGTCGTTGTCTCAGAGGACGAAAAGGACAAGCTTCGTACTCTCCCGCAAGAAGAGACAGACCAGGACAGGAAAGAGGGGGGAGTGTTGAAAGTGTGGGAACGCTCCTTCAGTGCCATGGAACTGGATGAGACTTTGAAAAACCAGGGTGAGGGGGTAGTAGTGAGTGAAAGGCATGGGGGGGATAGGCAGGAAGTCACACTTCCACACTCCTCCACTCCGTCACAGATTGTCACCGTCAACCCGTTCATCTGACCGCACAGTGGGGACTGAGCACATGGCAGAGAAGAAAGTTGCGGTCGGCTTCGACATCGAGACCGCGTCCGCAGAGGAGCTGTACTCCGGAACGCATGAAGGCCCGTTCATCCGGCTCATGGGTACCAAGCACGGTGATTGGCCCGAGGCCATCGGAGGCTTGGGGACTGAGGACAAGTTCGTGGCTGCGCTCAATGACGCAGACGCGATCTACGGCCACAACATCTTCAGGTTCGACCTTCCGGCCCTGGCCCGGCACGCAGGCGCCGACTACGACGAGCTCGCGGCCAAGGCATGGGACACGGCCGTACTTGCCCGGCTGATCGACCCGCCCGGCGCCAAGGGGGAGAACCCTCCTGGGTACTACGGCCTGGACGCTCTGGCGCAGCGCTACGGGCACGCGGGCAAGTCGGATGACCTGGAGGCGCTGGCCCTCAGGTGGGGCCCGCAGATCGAACGTGAGGGTCGCAAGGTCTTCACCGTGGACCGGGGCGTACGGACTCCCGGCCAGATGTCCAAGGCCCAGCGCTTCAAGCTCGGCCTTGAGCGCATCCCTGCCGACGACCTGGAGTACCGCGACTACCTGCGCGGCGACCTGGAGGCGACCGCGTTTGTCCGCAAGGAGGTCTTCTCCCGTGTGTCGAACTGGGCCTACGCCAAGCGGGAGATGAAGGTTGCGGCGATCCAGAACCGGATGACCCTGAACGGATGGGGCGTCAACCGCGAGCTGCTGGCCGAGCGCCGGACCCGGGAGGACGCCCGCCGGTCTGCCGCTGTGGAGATCCTGGCCGACCGGTACGGCGTCCCGCTCACGAAGGCGGACGGGAAACCCTCCGACGCGCCGTGGGCCACCCTTGGCGGGCGCGCGGCCCTGGAGGCAGCCTTTGAGGCGGAAGGGGCCCCGTTCCTGCCCCGGACCGGGACCGGCGCGCTGGCTGTCGGCAAGGACCCGATGGGTGACGGCTTCTGGGTGAACGCGGAAGGCAAGCGGGTGCCCGGCATGAAGCGCGCGTACGGCCACCTGCCTACCGTGGTGGCCCTGTGCGACGTTCTGGCGGATGCGACAGGGGCCAGCGCCAAGTACGCCGAGATCGAGCGTTACGTGACGGCTGAGGGCCGCGTGCACGCGGGCATCGGAGAGGATCAGGCATCCGGCCGGTTCGGCATGACGAAGCCATCCGTGACCAACATCGGCAAGCGCGGAGACAAGGGCGAGCAGCGCGCTGTGTTCGACGAGTCGGAGCAGGGACGCGTACACATTGCCTGCGACCTTGCCCAGGTCGACATGCGCGCCATTGCGGGCCTTTCGCAGGACCGGGCATACATGGCCCTGTTCGAGCCCGGCAGGGACGCGCACATGGACATGGCGGAGGTCTACTTCGGCGAGCGGACCAAAACGGCGCGCTACAGGACCAAGGCCATCAACCACGGCCTGAACTACGGCCAGTCGGCACAGGCTGTCGCCTCCCGCAACGGGCTGCCGCTGGAGCTGGTGCAGGCCGCGTCCCAGGAACGGGCCAGGGCCTACCCACGGCTGATCGAGTGGACGCGGGAGGTACGGGAGCTCGGGGCCGCCGGACAGCTGCTGGACAACGGCTTCGGGCGCCTCATGCGGTGCGACCCGCAGCGCGCGTACACACAGGCTCCGGCGCTCATGGGCCAGGGTGCGGCGCGTGACCTCATGTGTGCGGCGCTGCTGCGGCTGGTTGAGGCCGAGCCGACCGTGACGCAGTACCTGCGGGCGGTCGTCCACGACGAGCTGGTGCTGGCCGTGCCTGAGGCCGAGGTCGACCGCTGGAGCGCAGCGCTGGAGTCGGCCTTCACCTTCGAGTGGAAGGGCCTGCCGATCCTCTGCGACGTCTCTCCGCCGGGGCTCTCCTGGCACGACTGCTACGCCGGAGAGTAGCCGGAGGCCCACGAATGTCCGATTTATCATCTCATAGACGGTGACTGAACGATCACGCAAAGTTACTGTTGACCAACTGGCAGACGTCTGCCATAGTTGAGACCTCAGCCGGAGCACGAACACCAGGGAGCAGACATGCGCTACTCGATCCGCCGGAACGGCAAGCCGCAGCCGCAGGACAACGCGCCGGACCTCTTCGAGGGGCCCCGCGAGGGAAGCCTGGAACGCGAAATCATCGACTACCTGTACGACGCGGTTGACTACTACGACACCCGGGCCATCGCCTGTCACATCAGGTGGATGGGCCTTACCTCGATCGTGACCGTCTACCACCGCGAGATGCGCGACATCTGCAATCTGTACCCGCTGAGCCGCTAACAACCCGGCGGGGCCTGCGGGCCCCGCCCCCACCTGGGGACAACATGCGCATTCTTTCTCTGTTCAGCGGCTACGGCGGACTGGACACGGCAGTAGTAAATCTGACCGGCGGGCACGTTGTGGCATTCGTCGAGAACGACCCGTCGGCATCCCGGATCCTGGCCCACCACCACCCCGACACTCCGAACCTCGGGGACGTTACGGCGGTTGAGTGGGCCAACTGGACCGGCACGGAGATCATCACGGCGGGGTTCCCCTGCCAAGGCATCAGCAATGCGGGCAAGCGAAAGGGAATGGCAGATGACCGTTCAGGACTCTGGTCGCACGTTGTGGAAGCTGTTGGGGCAGTACGACCCCGTTACGTCTTCCTGGAAAACGTTGCATCCCTCCGGGGCCGGGGACTCGACCGTGTCACCGGCGATCTGGCCACGGTCGGGTATGACCTCAGGTGGACGTCTGTACGCGCTTCGGAAGCAGTCGACGCAGCCCACCACCGGGATCGCTGGTTCGGACTCGCAACGCAGTCCTCTGGATGAGACGGCACGCCTGTTCGGTACGCCGCGTGTCTCATCGGCCAACGGGGGCGGGGACCCTGCGAACCCTAGGAACCACACCCGGTTGGAGATGCAGGCCACCACGGTCTACAAGACGCCTACGGCGAATCTGGGGCGTTCCTCGGCAGGCAGTGCTCAGCCTCCGAGCAAGCGGCGCGCCGGGGGCCACGGACCGACCCTTGAGGACGAGGCCGTGTTTACGGACGCGCTGTGGGTATCGGAGGACGGCAGGGACTACGGTCCGGCGGTCCGGCGGTGGGAGTCTGTCTCCGGCCGTGCGGCCCCGGAACCGGCGGAGACCGGTCCACGTGGCGGGCGTCGTCTGTCGGCACGATTTGCCGAGTGGCTAATGGGTCTGCCGGACGGGTGGGTAACCTCCCTGGCGATCGGTCTGAGCCGGGGTCAGCAGATTGCGCGCATCGGGAACGGCGTCATGCCTCAGCAGGCTGAGGCCGCGTTCGCCGGTCTCCTGGAGGACCACCGGCGGAGTGTTGACGAGCTGGCAGGTGTGTGCCATACTTAAGACATCAGCCGGAGCACAGACACCGAGGAGCAAGACATGAACGAGACCCTGATCCAGGCCCTGATCCGCATCCTCCCCGCCGCGCAGTACGACATCCGCAAGACGCACGCGGACCTGATGAGCGTGGGGATCAAGAGCCTCGACGCCGACACGGACGCGATCATCTTCGGCCGGATCCTCAGGGCCAACGAGAAGTAGCCGGACCGCCCGCCCCTCTGGGGGCGGGCTCTCTGTTAGGCCGTACTTGATCATCCAGGTCATGACCCAACATGAGCTGATAAAACGGACATCAGGAGCATGATCATGGCAGAAGAGAAGGGCCCCTGGTTCGGGGCGCAGTACGCCGGGGCTTGTGACGGCTGCGGGGACAGCATCGAGGATGGCAACTCGATTCGTGCCGACGGGGAGGGCGGGTACGAGTGCCGTGGCTGCGTGGAGCCGAAGCACTGGACGCGGC